CACCAATGGTGACTCTGTATGCATCACCAGCCAAAGTGACTGTAAATATATCATTCTCAAGCAAACTGTCTGCAAGTGTAATGACAATAGAGGCTTTGGTTCCATCAGGGTCAGTATCACCCAGAGAGTTGGCCCCAACAGACCTATCAACTAGAGAGAAACCTCTCGGACGGACTGGACCGTAAAATCCAGCCGGCAACATTCCTGCGCCGCCACCGTCTGCAATATTCTGATTCATTTCAACATAAATAATATCTGAACCACCAGTTGAATCACCATACTCTATGTATTTTCGGTTTGTATTATCCCATTCAAGGTATTTATCACCGATAACTGTCGCGATGTAATTAGGGGAAAATGGATTCAAATTAAGATTTGTGAATTTTTCAATACTTTGTCCTTGCATATTTTTAATGCAAACAGTAAATGATCCATAAGCATCAACATTTGGATTTGATGGCTCCCTTATGTCCTCAATGGCAATCATGTAATTTCTTTGCACTTCGGTTCCAACAGAATGTGCTTTAAGTCTAAATAATTTTGTTTGACTGTAAGTTTGTTGCGCAAAAACCCAACCAGATTTTGCATATTGAGCGCTTTGTTGACGATCAGACCAGTCAACAGAACCGCTTCGAAGTGGCAACAATACACCATAGACGCCGCCTGCAGCAGCAGATGTAGTAACACCAGCGTCTTCCACGTCCCTAACAAAAGATTCACCAAGCCAATATGTTTTCAAGTCTGCTGAATCAATTACAGAGGAATTTACTAATTGTGGATTAGTATTCAAAACATTTCGAATGTAATTTGAACTATTTCTACTAAAATTAAACGTTGGAGTTTCAACTAGTGTACCGCTTTCATTGTAAATTTTTAATGTAAATCCTGCATTTGCAGCAGAAGATTTGATAAATCCACCTACTTGGTCAACAGAACCTGTTGCGGCCCTTGCGCCGGTACCGGAAAGAACCACGTACCCTTTATTACAGTAAATGATCGCACCAAGAGAACCAGTCCCTAGATCGGCTGATGCCGAATTTACCAAGAAAAGTCCGTAAGCAGCACTGTTATCTTCAACTACGGTATCTAGTGACCCGCTAAGTTTCCAACCAGCCTTACCGGTTGCTGCAGCGCTAGGGTGTTCCTCACCTGCAACTCTAACGATAGTAACTGCCGACTCTTCTGATGCTAGCCATGCTTGAGCAGCATATGAAGCATAAGTGGGTCCGGTTGTGTTACCTTCTCTCCAAATATCACCTAGTTCAGCAGAACCTCCGGGCACAGGTGCACCAAAGACTTTTACAAAATCATCTAGATTTCTAATTTTGATAGGCTTATTAGCAGGCCCTTTTCTGGTTCGGCCAATGATAATGGGCCCCTCGGCATCTCTTTGGGTGGGCAAGAAACTATCATCAACTTCCCGCAAATCAATTCCGGGGGATAGATAAGTAAAACTTTTAGCCATGGACTAATTCTCCTTTAATTGTTCTAATTCTTATTAAATAGTTGCGGAATTTTGGAAAACCACTAAATCTCTCTATAATTCTTGTTATCAGATTCCCATGGTTTCTCATCACCAACTATTGTTCTTTCTCTAATTAATTGCACCTCTACAACAGTTTCTTTTACAACAACATTAGGGACTGGTTCATTCTCTCCGTCCCCTAGAAGATAACCTAGTACTTTAATTTCAATCTTGGTTTCAAATGATCTCTCATCTTCTGCAAGGTTTGAGACATTATTTGATTGTGCAAAGTTATCTTGTATAAAAACTTCGTATCTATGCTTGTTGTATTCCATTACTAGTGCATTTATGTTTCCGGTTCTTGTTGCAAACGGCGCGATTAAATCATTCATTTGTGTTTGGTATTCTGTTTTTAACGTTATCGAATACACAACCGTAACCCACACGGGGATTGGAACATAAATTTGTTCATAGACTATTTTAGATCGTCTCGTTTGTGGATAATGATGTTGACCATCTTTCTCATAAGCCTCAGCAGATTGTATTTTTCTTGTTGGTTTTTTAGCGATTGTTCTCGCTAATCTTAGCGGGTGTTTACGATATCCTCGTGCACCACTTGTATCTGGAAAAATATTGGCCTGAAACCCACCTTTAAAACCCATATCTTTGGAAAAAGAACTTCTTTCCACTGTTATCAATGGTAGTTTTAATTTTCCAACTGAGTCTCTTACTTCTTTTTGTTTAGATTGGAATGCTCTTTCTGGAGACACCCACAATACTGGTACTTTTTTAAAACCTGAATTTGTTTTTGTATGAAGATTAAACTGCGAGTCAATTAAATCATACATAGCCGAATCAATTGTTTCAATTGTCGAAGGTTCTATTGTTGTTCCTTTAGTTTGCATTGAATAGTCCATCCCTAGATCTAATACAATCAGCGGTTATCTCAAACCTAGTATCGATCTGTCCAAATAATTGCTTAGGTTCATTTAACTTTACAATTTCATAAAAAATCTCACCATATTTAACGAAATCACCTTCTCTAACAAATAAATTCTGATCTTCGGTAAGTCGTCTTTTGTGAAAATTAACTTTTAAACCTGTAACTTTATCAATCCCCACGCTTTCTAAATATGAGGTCTCAACCCCTAAATACTCAACCAGTGCAAATACTCTAATTGGATGTAAATAGTTTTTTTCTATTGCCTCACCATAAAGAGGGTGAAATTTTGTTGTTTCCATATCTATTGCGAAATACAGAATCTGTTGACCGACAACTCTTTCGATTATCTCATCATTTACTTGTTTTACTAGGTCTTTTTCTTTTTTACCTAGAAAAAGGGGTGCTGGTGGTTGTACTGGTCTGTCCCATTTGTCGTTTGCCATTCATTTTACCCCACGTAAATCTTTAAAGGTGCTTTTGCCACTATCGCATCAGTGTTGTCGATCATTGCTTTGTCGGTTTCGGCTAATTTAGAGTACAACATTTCGTCTAGTTGTTTATTTAACTCTTCCCTTAGGCCTGTTTGTTCAGTCGATGCCTGAGAGAGTAAATCTGAGGCATTAAGTGTAACATTATCCCCGGGAATTGGAACACTTCCTCCAAATTTTCCACGAATTTGTCCTAAAGTTTCTTTTGATAAAGCAAGAGAAAACCTTCTAATCCACTGTTGACCCATAGAATTGATTTTATTGAACGGTAAATTACTAAAAGGTAAGGTATTCATATTATTAATACCATCTCTCTTACTTGGACTGTATGAACCAGAAGAATAAGCGTCTGAATCATCAACCGTAAACCTAAACCAAAACTTCTCCGGAGAAACACTGTCTGGTGTGGGGTAAATTCTAAGTTTATTATTGTTTATTTCATATGAGTAGTGAGAAGTTCTGGTGTAAAGGTGGTCTTCATATGAAACTGCTTGTATTTTGTTTTGCCAAGTGGGAATCACTTGAAATGTAGAGTCATCAGCATACTGTCCATAATTGTGGAAATCACCAACAACATTAAGTCCCCCATAATAGCCGTAAAATCTCCACATTTGACGAGGAGTGACATAATAAAGTTGACGAATTTTAATTCTTCTATTGCCACCTAGTGTTAAACTGGCAGGTAGTTGCCCAGCAGCAGCAGAAGCACTAACAATATTCTGTAAATCATAATCTTGTTGATTTGATTGGCGATCAAATGATGCCGAATAAAGAGTTTCTGTACCACCAACTGTCGCTTCAGTAGAAAACTTATCTGCTATTTCAAATACATAGTCAAATTTAAACTTTGGGTACTTAAGTGATTTACTGTTTGTTTCACTGATGGTACCTCTGTGTTCGAAAGATCCAGTTGTACCACCTAAGGCACTACCTAAAGAATTTCTTGCCTGATGAAGGTTTACAATATAGGAATACTCTAAAACAGCCTCTTCGTAATGATTGTATACATTATCAGCAGTTAGTTCAATATCTAGGACATCACCGCCTAGTCTTTTGTATGTGTATGCAACTTGTGCAACAGCACCATTAATAAATGCAGTGCTCCCAGTGTAATATCCAATGGCCAAAGAAGTTGCAACATCTCCAGAACTCCCGGTAGATGGTAATACTCTCGCACTGTTTGTGGAACGTGGTGTTAAAGATGGAAACGACATTAAGTAATCCTCCGCTACACCTAATTAGTTGACACAAAAGGAAAACCTCCGATGGCGAACCATCGGAGGTAAAGCATTACACACACATATTTATTTTTTGGAGGAGATAGATTTAGATTTTGTATTTGTTTTAGTTTTTCTCGCCCTTGTCGTAGTTTTACGAGGGGCTCTTTTTCTTATTGTTTTCTTTACCTGTACCTTTGGTTTCTCGGTCACAACTTTCACCGGCTCGGCTTCTGTCATAAATTTTGGTTCTTCGAGAACGACTGGTTCTTCGAGAACGACTGGTTCAGGATTTTTAGTTTTTAATTCTTCAATTTTTTGTGAGTTCTCAACAAGAGTAGGTGCGGGAGCAGTTTCCTGTTCTCCCGATAACCTAGCAATTCTTGCTAACATTCTCGCTCGTTTTGCTTTACGACCCATTAGTCACCTCTATTATGTGGAAGTAAATGTTGGAACTTGATCAGCGATTACTTGACCAGTAACATACCAGTTAGTGCCATCACAAATCAACTCTACATAAGACCCAGCCAAAGTACCATCATCAGTTCCAAGAAGGGTAAGAGTGTTTTCACTATCACCGATAACAAATGGTGCATCTGTGGTCGAAGTACCATCAGTATCATTAAATAAAATATTACCAATAATCAGGGCTGAACCAGATGTTTTGATAATTAAATTAGCGGATGTGATTAAAAGTCCAACAATCACTTTTACATAAGCACCTTCCTTTGCCGCTGGTAAAGTAAGGGTTCTATTTGCCGCAGGATCTGCTGTTGTAATATATACCTCTCCAGACTCCGCTGCACCCATTGTCTTGTCTGCTGTTAGGTCTAAGGTTTCTACTCTCAAAAGTGATGAGTTCCTTGACGCTCTTCCAACTCTAGCCATAATATAAATCTCCTTAATAATATTATAAATATGTGGGCCTCGCCCAATTCATATGTAAATAGTTCATAGAATAAGAAAACCCCCGTTCCGAAGAACGGGGGCATCTTTTTTGATCTAATCTAATGATTAGGACCCAGCCTCACCGAGAAGACCGCGACAAATCACAAGACCGTACATATCAGGACGAACCATTTTCTTCGCATAGCGAGTCATGACTCCCTTACGAGGAACGAAGTCTTCTGGTCCGAAGATTGTAGGTGTAGTTTGTAGTGGCACATAAGGTGCATAGACATATCCACTTTCGAGGAATGAAGAGCCTTTACGACCTACTAGGACAACATTTCTTGGGAAATAAGGATCAACGATAACGTCAAACTTACGACTCAAGGAACCCACCTTAACAGCGCCGATATCACCTTTATCAGCATCGGCAGTAACATTTGCACGGAATCCACTAGTGAACTCTAAAATGTTAGCAACTTCTGGAGATACGATAACAAAGTTAGCGCCACCACGAAGTGTTTTACGATGGATATTAGCGGAAACATCATTGATTGTTTCAATAAGGGTTTCATACCACTCGGAAACAGTACCGGTGAAGTCAGGAGCAGCAGATGTTGCGCCAAGTTCAGCACCAGTTTGACGGTTAACGAAAAGACCCGGAGAACGAGACCAGTAATAAGTAGCAGCAGTTGCACCATTTACAAGGTCAGCAAGGATCTCACGATCGATTTCAAGAGCAATTTGCTCTGAAAGGATAGAAGTCAATTCTACTTCAGCATCCAAGTTGTGGTAAGCGTTCAAGTCTTGACCCAATTCTGGAGTCCACTTGGCTTTCAACTTCTTGGTTTGTGCTGTAATAGCGATTGAATCAACTTTGATATCGATCTCTGGAATATGTTGATTACCTTCCAGTTGCCAAGAGGTATTACCTCGAAGAGATCCTAAAGCATCAGAAGTGGTAAATCGATCTCTAATTGGGAATGAAAGTGAACTACCACTCAATCCACCTGTGGCCAATTTCCCAGTGTCAGTGCTACCATCATAGTAATTTGAAGCATCAGCGGTCGCAACGAAACGAACGGATTCAACACCAGTCGCTGCCTCACTAGCAGGTACAACTTCAGTCAATCGTCGAATAATTCTAACTCCAACGTTAGCAGCAGTGCCCTCAGACTCTGCAAGTTCAAATGCATCAAGGAAAGTTCCAAGATTAAGTGCATTAACGGTAAATGCAGCAAGATTATCAAAATCTGCTTCTTCGCCATTAGAACCGGTAAATTGTGTTTTTGCCATATCAAATACAGCAACACCATCACCATCAGTATTGGCTAGCATGTCTGGGTCAAAATTGATGAGTTTAGCGTTAGTTTCAGTAACACTACCAGACAATGCAAAAATAGCCTTAACCGTAAGAGCGGTTGCTTTAAGACCCAAACCAGAGGCGTTGGAGCCGGTTGGAGAGCCATATGCGTAACCAACTGCTTGTCTAGGACCACCGAGATTTTCGTGTCCATCACCGACGATGTTAACACCACCAGTTATTTGAGAACCAACTCGGTTAGTACCGTAAATTGATGTGTCAACAGGGTTTCCACTCCGGCCCTCAGTAGGGAGAGTTCCTGCTGCACCAATATCTGGTGAATAAACAAAGTCTAGGAAGAAGATCAGGCCTGATGGCAATGACATCGGCTGAACACTTACTAATTCGTTTGCAATAAGTCCGGCGAATACACGACGAACAATTGGAAATGCAACGGCCGCAAAACCTTCAACATCTCCAGCAGCCATAGCAGAACTCTCACGGAGTAGTTCTTTGGCTTGGTTTTCAAGTAATCGAGCCATGTTATGCTTGGCTTGATCATTTTGAAGGCCTTCAAGTAAACCTGTTTGCGTCCACTTGTTAAGAAGAGCCTGCCCTTCTTGTTCAAGATTGCGGTTTACAATACCTTCGGTTAATTTTTGTACAATAGACATATTTTTTAACCTCCTTAATTGTTATTATTAATGCCTGCCAACTTCTTCATCTTATCAAAGAAAGGATCAGAAGTTTGGCTTTCGTTTAAGTTTTGTCTCCTATTAAGCATAGAGGATAAATTTGACTTACGGTTGACCGACTCGCTCAGTGATTGTGGACCTTTTTTAGATTCTGATCCCACTGTTGCTTTGAGTGTCTCATGTAAACTTTTTGCTTCTTTTGGAGATTCCGCGTTTCCGATGGCTTCGACAATTTTAGATTTTTGTCGCTCATTCAAGGAGGCATCACATAGAGTGCGGTTTTGATAGAGAAGCCTTGCGTTTGAAAGCAAAGTTTCTTCTAGTTTGTCATTTAATTTGTAAACAACAGACTCAAGTTTGTCATTTTGACCCTTGAGTATTAAAAATGCTTGTTGAAGTTGGTCGAAATCTTTTAAGGCTTCTTGAAGTTTTTCATCATCTTTTTTCGATTCTTCATCTTCCTCTTCTTCATCTTGATGGGCTTTTTTTGCCATCTCTTTATCGACCTCATATTGAAGTGTTTCTTCATGAGTTTGAAATGTTCCATCTTTTGTGGCTTCCATATCAACATGAATCTCTTCCTCCAATAAATCTTCATCATATTCAGATAAAATGTTTAATATTTCTTGTAAGTCAGTGTCATCACCACCTAGGTCTCCTAGGTCTCCAAGAAGGTCATCTAGGCCACCTTCTGGCTCACCTCCGGGTGTTTCCTCTGCTGGTTCTTCTGGACTCGCTAAAAGGTCACTACCCGGCTCTTCTGTGGGTGTATCTATTGCGGCCTCTTCTTGTTGTGCTAAAGATAATTCAATCGAATCTAAATCAATTTCAATATCACCATCTGCATCAACATTATTTAAAAGTGCTGATAAAGTAACTTGCTCTGAATCTCCATAACGGGAGTCCCAAGATGGGGGTGCTTCAATCTCTGGTGGAGTTGTAGCAGTGTCTGCTGCGGCATCCATTTCTTGTTCCTGTAGAACATCATCATCAGACGCCTCAGACAAATCTGTTTCTTTTACCAAAAAAGGCTTTCCTCCGGCTTCCGATACTGTAACATTTCCGTCGTTATCGACTTCATGAATTACATCTACAATTCGGCCTTCATATTTCATTTTTTTCGATGCACTGACACTCTCGTCATTTTCGAGCATTGCCTCAACTGCCTCTTTTATTTGAGGTGCATACTTTTCAATAATTGATTGCTCTGCATTTTTGAGAGCGGCTTCGCGAAGTGCAGCGGCATCCACGATTGCCTGTTCTAACATGTTAGACATTAACATATCTCCTAGAAATAATATTATTCTTATTAAATAGTGTCAAGTCTAAGAAAAGGAAATAATCCTTAACAAGGATTAATCCATTCCAAAATATTTAATAGACAAGAACAAAGTCCCAGCAGTGGAGTTGGTCGTTCCGTTTCCTGTACCAGCGTTTCCAATGTAAACAAAAGCATCACCGATCGTATTTCTGACCTCTTTAATTTTTATGAAAGCATTTTTATGTTCAGTCATATCAATGTCCACAGCGGAAGAACTGTCGGAAGCAACAGTACCGGAGGCACCGGCACCTACCAATTCTATGGGAGACCCAGAAGAGTTTGAAATAGTTGCATCTGTTGCCAAACCGGCTTGGTCACACAAAAACACATTTACTTTGTGCGTACCTAGGTTAGTCACTGTTTCAACAACAGCACCAACTTCTGTAATAATCGCATTGGCAGGAATTGTTATCTTTGATTCAGCAATAACAGTGTTATCACCACTGTGTGCCGCACGTAGATCTATTTTTTCTGTGGCAATATGATATCCTCCACCAATAGATAATGTGGCCTCCGGAGATTCATTGAAACCAACGCCCATAAAACCATCGCCATTAATTACAGCAACAGTTGCAGCGGTATTTGCAGAAGATCCACTACCACCGGGACTAGCAGTTTGAAATTTAAGAGTACCACCCATTCCGTTACCAGTACCAACACCAGCACCAACAACGAAACTTTTACCAGCAGTGTTAGTACCAGAGACAGCACTTGGGTTGATTGATCCATCACCGGTGCTACCAGTTTCTATTTTTAACCCCTCTACAGCGAGTTCACCTTTGACCTTAGTTTTACTAGCAGTTCCGGCACCAATATCGACATTAACAACTCCGTTAGTGGTAGGCATACCTTCAATCACTATTCCAGCAGTAAGTTCAGTTGTAGTACCATCACTTTCAGCAACAAAGAGAGACATCTTTCCGGCTTCATCTGTATTATCTGCCTCTGCTACTTCAACCAAAATTTTTGCAAAAGAAGTTTGCGCCTGAGCGGTGTCGTCACCAATGAATTCAATAACACCAATGTCATCCCCATCAGCACCAGCGGCACCCTTATCTTTCACAAATTGAAGTCTAGCGCCGTTTGCATCATTGGTTGTGTTCTTAATAATAACGAGAGGATCTTGTGAATTGGCAGACGAAAATGTTGTTGTATCACCATTTACCGCAAGGTCACCTACAATTGTTGTAAGTGAGGCTGCGCCGTTTCCTATGATTACATCTACCTCATCTTCAACATTACCGTCTTCAATAACTATTCCATTGTTCATTTCTCCATCGTGAGAAGCAACACCAAGAAGAAGCCTTCCACCCTCGGCACCGTCTGATGCATCAGCAACTTCGGCTTGAATTTTAGCAAACAAAACTTGATCTTGATTGTCATCGTCAGCGTAAAACTCAATAAGACCAGCAATATCAGCGTCAGCACCGGCGGCACCTTTGTCCTTTACGAATCTTAAACGGGCCCCGTTAGCATCATTAGTTGTATTTTTAATAATAATAAGAGGATCTTCAGAATTAGCCGAAGCGAAAGTGGCTGTATCTCCATTTACTGCAAGATCACCTGTAACCGTAAGATTATCGTTTACTGTTGTCTCAGAAGTGGTGTGACCAATTGAAATTGGACCACCAGAGGTTGCCGTATTAATCGTTACACCGTTTGAGGTGTTGCTATTATCAATATTAAGAGTAGAAGTTGAATCTAGGGATATGTTACTTCCATCAACTACTAAAGTGCCATCAATATCTGTGTTATCTAAATTTGCTGTTCCGTTAACATCAAGATCACCTTCCATATCAATATCACCCGGAATGGTGACAATAGAGTTGGCTCCGGCTCCAATTGTTACATCTAATTCGCCATCTTCATTTCCATCTTCAATTACAAGACCAGCAGTAGAAGTGCCATCATGTTCTGCAACAGAGATTGTAAACTTACCGCCCTCTTGTCCGTTAGTGTGAACTTTAACTTGAGACTTGATTTCAGAAAACATAACCTGATCTTGGTTAGCATCATCCCCAACGAATTGGATAAGTCCATTTACATCATTCGCTGCTCCGGCTGCTCCCTTATCTTTTACTAACTGAAGTCTTGCGCCATTAGCATCGTTTGTAGTGTTCTTTATGATAAATAAAGGATCTTGTGAGTTTGCAGATTGTGCCACAATTGTGTCTGTATTAAAGTTAATTTCACTAGCGCCATCACCAGTTTGAAATATTAAATCCCCGGCACCACCACCTGCGG